GTATAACAAAATACTACAAGATGTGTATTAGTTATCCGTACTGAAATTTAAGGTATTTTTATTTTTTCTTTCTGCTATTCAAATTTTGTTCTCTTTCTATGTTAGTTTTCATAAAACAAATTGATGAAGAGCTAAATTGAAGGGCAGTTTTGATCCCGCTTCTGGGCTGCCCTATCCTTCCAGCTCATTCCCGTAATAACATTGCTGCATTGCTATAACTACGCCTAAACTGGCCTCGGTACTGTAGGAATACCGCCATTGACCTCCTTGACCCAATAAGCTTAATGATTGTGCTACTCCTTGCGAACTTCATGAGGATGCCATCAACAGTTGCCAATGCAGATGCCTCATAAGCAAGCTGGATTGCCTTGCCTTTCGTACCAACTGGGCTCGGAAGAGGAGATGTCTGAATGTCGATGGTTAGTTGTTCAGAGAATAACATAGCTTCTTGCACCACAGGGTTCACGACCTTGTCACGGAGTGCATCTTTTGCATATGTCATCTCAAGCATGTCCGACATTGTAGCACCTTCCACTCTAAACTTCATTGGGTCTCGAAGAGTTGATAGGGGGGATCTGCCTTGGATTGGTTGATTGAGGAATTTGTTTATCGGGGCTCTTGTATAATGATCGTAGGTGGCAATTGCCTTGAGTATTGATAGCCCAGCAGCTGTCGCATCTTCAGTGGTGTTCGATGCGTAGTGTAACATCGCCAAGCATCCGGCACCGGCATGTGATACTGGGACGAATGACCAAAGTGCAGCCTCTTCCGGTGTGAGTTTGGTGGTAATCTTTCTCGACCAATCCAGGATCACCTTCCCAACCTCTACGGCATACTTCAGCCAGGCTAGCACAGGTGCACACCCGGACTCGATTGCACCGGTCACCATTCCCGCGGCCTTATTTGCCTCTCTGAGAAAACAGCGGATTCCGCCGCTATGTTCTCGCCTGATGCGGAGAAATGCTTTGACACCTGGGGTTATCCGCACCTTGTCATAGTCCAGCTCATTCAAGAAGACCCTGAGCTTTCTCGACACGTATGTTTTGTCCCAGGAGATTTCGAAGCTTGCCCAACGGTAAACCTTCTCAATAAAAGTGACAGCGGTGATTATGTCTGCGTTTGAGGTGTCTGGCTGGAACCGCAGCACACATAGGCCATCATCAATCTGCACAGCAAGTTTTGCACCTGACTGAATTAAGCCTGATTCCCGCAGTTTTCTGACTGCATACCCCATCACATCGATATGCAGGTCGGTATTGAGCCGCCCGACATAGCCTTCAAGGTCATTCCCATTGATTGTGTACTGCTGGTGAATCCCCTTGTGGATGTAGTGGACATCTGCCCCAGTGAACTGCCGATCGACCTCTGTCAGATATGGC